CCTGTTAAATAAACTCCATTAGTAACTGTGGCTGCGTTATCGCCGCTTAATGCCACCCCAGTTCCATTAACTGTAGGGCGAGAATTAACTTTGATGCTCTCTGCATAGAGATCTTTAACTCTGAAATTATTAGCCATGTTTTATTAATTTACACTATTTTCAATCATTATAACGAATAAAGCACCAAACGATTAACGTCTGGTGCTTTTGTTTTTAAATTATTTTAATCTTTGATTACTTTTTGGGGGTACTAGTAAAAACCGCTGTTGAAGTTTCCAATCCATTCAAGGTCTTAACTTCTTCTACATGTCCATTCATACGAATGGCGCAATCTTTGGCGAATTTAAATCCGTTTTCAATTTGATTGCTGTAGGATTGTGTATAATTGTTTTTGTGGTCAAAAACGCGATAGATAATTTTATTTGGGTCACTCATATTAGACATTATCTTCTACATTTGTTTCGGAGTCAACATTATTTTTTGGCGAAAAAGTAAAAGCAATATTGCCAACGTAATTTTCATCGTCACTCAACATGCCAAAAATAAGCACATGATCGACATGAAAGTGAGTGCTTTTAATATCAAGCAAATAATTCTTATTATTTAAGAAAAGTTTATGAAGCGTTCCTTCGCAGGAAATAATTACGTCCTCAAAATGTTTTCCATTTAATTCTTGGGTTGCTTGATTAGTACCGACAATTTCAATTGAGCCTTTCATATTTCCATATTATATGTGTTTTGCCATCAATTTCAACAAATTGTGCTATTTTATCATAACGTTTTAACCAATTTATTAAATTTTGTTTTTTATATTTTCTTTGTATTGATGTTTTTATATGATTTTTATCAAATATTGTTTGAGCTAAAATAAATATTTTATGTAGAGAATCAATTAAAAATCTAGATTTAAAAATTTTATTATTACCAATGGCAAATTCAACTATTAAATTATTTTTTTCTTTAGATAAAAAAACATACCAAACTATTTCATGCTCCTGTTTGCACTCAAAAATTTCACAAATATTTAATAAACTATTATAGTATTCATAAATTTTGAAATTTCTCAATTTAATTGAATTTAATTCGCAGAAATCATAGGGTTTTGATTTAACGCAATAGTCAAAAAAAACATTATATAAATCTTTGTTAGGACTAATTAGTTGTTTAATTTTGATCATTCTTGTTTATTATAAAAGGAATAGTGTAAATTTAAATATGGGTCAAGGTCAAAATAAAATAGCAAGTAGTTTGTTGGATATCCAGCCTACGGCAGTGCTAGAGTTTTTTAGGTTGTATCCAGATACAGTTGTGAAGCCTGATGTTTTTATTTCAATTCATGGTGGATCAATTTTTGGAGATAATGTTGTTTGGCAGGGAATAGAATATATTCCAGTTCCAGTAGAAGGAGAGGGTTTTGAAATTAATGGTAATGGTCAATTATCAAGGCCAAAATTAAGAATAGCTAATAAAGATTATTTAATTAGCAGTTTATTACAAAATAATTTTGATTTTAAAAATGCCAAAATAGTTCGCAAAAGAACATTTTTAAAGTATTTAGATGATGTTAATTTTGATGGTGGCAATCCATTTGGACCTCAAGATTATACAGCGGAAATTAGCAATGAAACTTTTTTGATTGGCCAGAAAATCGCAGAGAATAAAGTTTACGTTGAATTTGAACTTACTTCTCCCCTTGATTTAGAAAATTTCGAAGTGACTAATAGACAAATATTGGCAAAATATTGTTATTGGGGCTATCGAAGTCATGGTTGTAATTATTATGGAAAGCCAATTGAAAGAGAAAATGCATATAATTTTACAGATGCAGATGGTAATATAATTACACCTGAAACTTCAGCAAATGGATTTTTAACTAATGTTAATTATTTATGGAGTCAAACAGAAACTTATAATAAAGGAAGGGTTGTTTATTTAGAAAATCCAAAAATCTATATTAATAAAAATCCTTTGGATAATAATAGTTACGCTGGACCGCTACGAACTTGGTATGTTTGTGTGGCTAATGGTATTATCAACCAAAATCCTCAATCTAATCCAACTTATTGGCAAAAAGATGGATGCAGTAAAAAAATATCATCATGTAAAAAAAGATTTGTAAATGTTCCTCTACCTTTTGGAGGATTTCCTGGAACCGATGGATTTAGTTATGGAGGTTAATGTTTTTAAAAACTCAAAAGATGCTCTTGGCAAGATTAAAGATCATTGTCTTGTTCATCCTTTTATGGAGATATGCGGATTTCTTGGTTATGATTCAGCTAAAAAGAAATATATAGTCCAATTAGAGAAAAATTGCTCTAATGATCCAAAAAACTTTTTTGCCATTGATGCTCTTAAATATTTATTGTTTAAACAGAAATATACATTGGCCGCAGTATTCCATAGTCATATTATTGGCGACGAAAAACCTTCGGAGTTTGATATTAAAATGTCCGAAAATTGTTGCATACCATTTTTAGTTTATGGTTTAAATACTGATAAGTTTGAAATTTATCAGCCCAAAAACATTGAGTGTGATGTAAAGATAATAAAGAAAATTAAAGCAAACATATGACAAGCATAACATTACATGGCATTCTTGCTAAAGAATTTGGCGAAAGTTTTAAGATGAAAATCTATAAAGCTGCAAATGTTATTAAGGCTATAGATGTAAATAGAAAAAATTTTAATAAAAGAATATTCGAATTATCTAGAGAAGGATTTAATTACACCATGATTGTAGATGGTCAAAAAATTACCGAATTAGAAGAATTAAATATTCAGAGAGAACCACAAGAGATTCATTTAGTGCCTTTGATTATGGGATCTGGGGGATACGCTTTAGTTGCGGCAGTTATTGGAACCGCAGTTACCGCAGGTACAACTGCGGCATTTGTTGCAGCAACGATAAATATGGTAATTATTTCTGTAGTATCTATGGGTCTTCAAATGTTATTAGCGCCAAAACCTGAAGCACCAGCGCCAATATCTGCATCAACCAAAGCTCTTGCTGAATCGTTTGCTTTTTCTAATAGAGCTAATTTAGCAACTCAAGGTTCTCCCGTTCCAATTGGATATGGAAGACTAAAAGTTGGAGCGCAAGTTGTACAGATGACTATAAAATCATATCAACAAAATCAAGATAGCACAAGCTCAATGCAACAAAATGCTTATATTGATACTAATTTAAATTTATTACCAGATCCGCAGTCTAATTCAAGTAAAGCATGAAACATTTATTAAAAAAAATAAGTTTTGCGGGTGGTAAGAAATCTAAACCAAAACCAAAACCAGCAACTTTAAAGCCACCCGTAGTTGGAGATTTAAAATTAGCTGCCTCTTATAGTTATTCTCAGATTTTAGATTTAATTAGTGATGGACCAATTGAAGGTCTAGTGAATCAAAATGGTCTGCGTTTAAATAATAAAGATATATTACAGGGTATTTATTTAGATGATACAGCTATTGCAGTATCTAATGATTTAGTTGTGGAATCAAAAGCTACATATGATTCCAATATAGGCGATAATACATCATATGTAAGTACTTTAAAACAATTTTTTACAAATTTAACTGAATTAACTATTGGGGGCATTAATACTTTAGCTACTTCTATTCAAGGTTATAAAGCTATTACTTATTATGAATCTACTACTATAATAGGTGGGCCAGTTTATAATTCATTAGCAAACTTTAATGAATATGATCCAGTAATATTAAAAAATACAAATTTTACAAGATCTTCAACAATACCTCATTATGAATTAAGAAATACTTTTAATCAAGGTAATTATGTTAATACATATCCTTTGGGCTACAAGTTTAATGTCGCGCCCACTTTTTTGAATATTGTCTCATATCAAGAAATAACTTTAGATTATTTAAATTCATTTATTACTAATGATTTATCCCCTTATATTAATAAATTATTTACAATCTATGATAATCCAAATACTAATCAGTATGAAAAAGCATATATTAATAATATATTTATAGATTATTTTGGAAGTGATTGGGCATCAAAAACGCGAACAACTTTAATTAGTAATACTGCATATATAAATCCAATAACCGATATGGTGTTTCTTATTAAAGTAGAAGGAGCGATGATACCATCTAATCAATCATTGTTACTAAATAGCAGATATAAATTTAGATTAGAAGATTCTTCGGGAAATGGTTCTATAGATTCTGATTCAAATGTTGAAGTTCGTGATTTTATATTACCAAGAATGGACGCTAGTGGAAAAACTACTGGAGCCTGCGTAGGTTTATTTTTCATTAAAATCAAAGGATATCGTAAATTCGGTACAAAAACAAAAGAATATACTAAGTATAATTACTTTAATTATTCATTGCCAATTAATTCAATTAGTAATTTAGCAAATGTAAATAAATTATCTTTAAAAAAATTATCTGAATCTCCAATTTTACCCAGTACTCAAAAATATAATTATAGTAATATTCTGGCAGAATATAGAGCTGGTGATGAATTTCAAGTTCCTTTTAAATTTTTTAAAGATGTAATAATTGATAAAAACTATTCATCACCATTAATTGGTCCATTTATTGTAAATAAAGATGTTCAAAGAATTTTAGAAAATGAAAATTTAATTTCAGACACTTTAAGTAAAACATATAATCCAAATTTTTTGATAAGTGGTTATGGTACTTCAAGTGGTGGATATAGTGAAACATATGCTATTGAAGGAAGCGTAGATGGTAGTGCAACTTCCACTAGGCGTTCATCTGCCACAGATAATTATAGTGATTGGAATAAATCATTAGTGACTTTTGACGAGTCTGCTATTTCAATTAAACATATAATCAATAATCCAAATGTTTTATCTGTATTTATAACTATTTTAATTAATAGATTAGCCGATACTTTAACTAAGGATGTAACGCCAAATAATAAACCATTAATGACGGCTGGAACAAATTTCCCAACTATAGTTAATATAGAAGTGGAAACTGGATCTATAGACGCAAAAGGAGTGGAAACGCCAGCTAAAACAAGGAGATTTAAAATAGTAGCCTTAATTGAATCTCCCACTTATATTGATATTGGTAATCCAGATAATAAAACTTATATAAGTTCAGATTATAAATTCATTTCAGAATATGATCCTTCTAGTGCTGATGGTAATACTATTTTTGACCCATTTGTTTTACCTGTAGTAGAAAATGCCACGACAACCGCTCTAGAAAGTTCTTCCAAAAGATATATTAAGATTACCAAATTATCTACTGAAACAAATTCTACTTTACTTGCTAAAGAGTTAGTTTTATCTAAAGTTGCTGAAATAATTCCTTTAGATTTTAATTATCCCCATTCAGCTATTGTTGGTACAAAAATAGATTCAAGATCTTTTTCGAGTATTCCGACAAGAACTTATGATTGTAAATTAAAAAAAGTTAAAATTCCCTCTAATTATAATTGTTCTCTTGTCAATGGTAAAGATAAAAGATATTATGCTAGTGAAAGTATATTTAATTCAACCAATAAAGAAGATAAATTAATTTATGATGGTGATTGGGATGGAACATTTAAAAAAGATCCAATTACACAGGAAGACGTTTTAGAATGGACTGATAATCCAGCATGGATTCTTTACGATTTAATTACTAATGAAAGATATGGATTGGGTCAGTATATCGACTCAACTCAAATTGATATTTTTGATTTATACAAGATTGCTAGATTTTGTGATGCTGTTGATGATTTTGGGTATTTCGAAGGTGTATCTGATAATGCTGGCGGATTAGAACCAAGGTTTTCTTGTAATATATTATTTACTGATGGAATTAAAGTGTTTGATGCTCTGAATACTGTCGCCTCTTTGTTTAGAGGAATTATTTATTATAATAATTCTCAAATTAATTTTGTAGACGATAGGCCCAAAGATCCTATTGCTTTATTTTCAAATACAAACGTTAAAGATGGATTATTTAATTATACAAACTACAGAAGAGATGAACAATTTAATACTATTGAAGTTGTTTATATAGATAGGTTTGAAAACTTTTTAACTAAAGTTGAATACGTTGAAGATGAAGAAGATATTAGAAAAAGAGGAGTTTTCAAGAAAACTATTAATGCTAATGGAGTAACTTCTAGAGCTATGGCAAGAAGATTGGGGCAACACATTATTTTTCAAACTATTAAAGAAAATCAAAGTGTTTCATTTGTTTCTGGTTTAGAGTCTTTATTATGCAAGCCTGGAGATTTAATTATCATTGAAGATGAATTAAAAAGTTTAAAATCTAATTTTGGTAAAGTGTTAGATATCAATACGTCAACTGGATCTTTAAGATTAAATGAAAAATTTATTACTGGAGAATTTAATGATAAAATTACAGTTTATACTCCAACAGGATATTCAACATATGATGAAACATTAAGTCTAGCAAGTAGCGATAGAAGCAGAGTTAATGATTCTGGATTTTATTTGACTAATGGAGGATGGTCATCTACTTTTAATTATCTTACTGGTTTTTATCAGTTTTCTGGATATTCAAATGGATTTAATGACGATAAAACATTAACAAATAATATTTTACGATCTCAATATGCGGCTTATACTGGTACAGGACTTAATTTTTGCTATTTTGATACTATATTTACAGGTTGGGTTTTAGGATCAGGAACCGCCTTCACAAGTAATAATAGTTATAATAAATTTATTTTTGATGCATCTAATCATGATTTTACTGAAGTTAATAGGGGTACTGGGTATTATTATGATAGTGCGATATCTAGTGGAAGAAGTGGTGCATTTCTTACCGCTTTAAATGGGCAAGTAAGTGGCGCTAATTCTAAATTTAGAGATATAAGTGGTCTTGAATTGCAGATGACTGCTGGCTTATTAGATTCTGATATTTCTTTAACTAGTCCATCTCAAATTACTACTTTTGATATTAGCGGAATTGTCCAATATGAATATGGATGTGAAGCATTTATTGATCAAAGAGATATTAATTATTCTTTAGTTCAATTTGTAAAACAAGGATCTGTTTATAGGTTTCAAAGAAAATTAGCTGATGATCAAATATATAAGGTAATATCAATTAAAGAAGAAAACCCTAATGAATATTCATTAATTTGTACAAAATTTGATACAGGAAAATATGCGTTAATTGAAAATGATAAAAGTATCGAAAGCCAATCTAATACTTACAGCTATACTCTTACGCAAAAAATTGGAGATACTACTTATCAAGTATTAAGTCCTCCAACAATACAATCTTTAACTACTGGTATTGATCCAATTAATAGTCAATTTTATATTTCTGGACAATGGAAACCAGTATTAAATGCAAATGGTTATAATGTTAAATTATATCAACCTAATGGAGCTATACAAGAAGAAAATGTACCATCATCAATAACTGGTGCGAAATTTTATACGAATGGTATTGGAAATTATTCTTATAGAGTCAGTGCTTCTGGTTCCTATGCAAATGGCGAAATAAATCCTAATACTTATTTTAATTCTGATTATAGTATTTCTGGTTTATTTTTAATATATGATGGATCATTATTGAATTATGATCGACCATTCTTATCAGCAGTAACAATTTTATAAAATGCAATCTCCCTCTTATTACGCCACATATAGCAATAACCCTATTTATGAATTTGATCCAATATTTAATTTAAATACTGGAGATTTATCTACTACGGCGACTGGTTATGCTGTTCATAGATCAAAAGATTTAATATTTGTTTTTAATGTAACTGATAGACAATTAAATACTTTAACTTCAACTCAAGCTTTAATTGAAAATCCATTTGTAGAAAGTGTTGATATTGATATATTAGATATTTCGGGAAATATAATATCTGGAAATTATGTTACAGGATCATTTGATAATAGTTTTGTTTTTACTGAGGCGCAAAATACTGGTGTATTTGGACAATATAATTCAAATTTTGGAATAGGAGTTTCAACTATCGGTTTAAACGCAAGTATTCATTCAAGTGAATATTATGTTTACTCAAATCCTTTGGAGATTGAAAGCATTTCTATTATCGATGGTACTGGATCATGGTTAAATAATAATCCAATTCAATATCAATCTTATGTTCCATATACTACTTCTGGAACATCAATCAATGGTCAATTAGTGAAAAATAATGCTTTATATCTGAGTGGCTATCAAGATATAGTGAGTGGTTATAACGCCAATATCTCTGGATCTGTGCCGTTTGCATTTTTGACTGGTGAGTCTTTAAAGATTGATTGGGGCGACTCTCAGATTCAAACAATATTTCAACAAACAGGCGCAAGTGGTTATTCTGGAATTTCAGGTATAACTACTACAGAGACTTATACTGGTGATTTGTTACTTACTACCCTAGTTACTCCTACAGGTCTTAATGGGCAATCATATAGATTCATAACTGGCTATAATTATCCAACTGGAGTAACTGGTATTTATGATGTAAAATTTTACTATAGTGGAATAGGTAGTACTGGTAATGAATTAATCAAAACAATTCAATATAGAATACCCGATGAATTAAAACCACAAGGAAAACCTCAAATTGGCTCCAATTTAACTGGAAGAATTCAATTTGATATTCAATTTGAAAATGACCCTTACTATACTACTTCTGATAAATTTGAAATTTATACTTCTACTGGAACTGGAGTTCCAATCTCTAGTGGAAATTTAAGTAAAGTTGTACCAATTCTTACAAACATTAAAAATTATTCATTTTACTTAGATACTAATGGCTTCAATTCCAATACTAATTATTGGTTTAATATAGTTCCATATGGACAAATTAATAGTGGGTATGGTTGGGAAATTGGACCTTATTTTATTTATAGTCCACCTGTAGCTAAAACAAATATTGCATCAGAATCTTTTACATTAACAAATGGGAATGCTCAAGTCAATCTTGATTTTATTACAGGAACAGTACCTACTACTGCATCAACAGTAATTGATACACTTTTGAAAGGATCGGGTTATAGCTATGAGTATTTGGCGCAATTTAAAGATCAATCTGGTTGTTACTGTTCTTCCAAATTATTCATTGTAGATAATACTTCTGGATTAGATATTACTAGAACTGGTTTATCGTTTTCTGAATATGCCATTAGTGATGACTCCTTTGTTAATTATTCTATAAGCGGAGATTCTACTAATATATATTTAAATGCTCAGTTAAACAGCCCAACTGGTTACTATAAGCTTTATAAAACATCTATCTGATAAACATTGAAGTCTGGATTATTGTCTTTTTTGAAATCATTTTTATAAATAGATAGGATTACTTTTTGAGTAGTTCCATCTTTTAATTTAATTTCTATGTTTCCAGATAGATATTGTTTGTTGGCTTTAGTTTTTTTAATCCAGAAAGCGCCAATTTTTTTATTACTCCAATTATTGTTTTCCATTTAATGTCTCTCTAGACATCTCAATAAACATTGCTTTACTATCTTGCGGAACTTTATTAAATTGCTTCTTCAATCTACGATAAACTCTTCTAGAGATAGGATTATCCAATGATCCAACGATTTGCCTTAATTTTTTTACTTGTTTTTTATTCATAATTTTGCGATAAATGTTTCTACATCTTTGACGAATCCCATCTTTTCATAGAATTTCATTACCCCATGAGAATGTGGATGCTTCATTACTCGACACATTGTAATGTATTTAAACCTTTGTTGTCGAGCAAAATCCGTAGCTTCTTTAAATAATTTATGACCCATTTTGGGATTCTTAGATAACCAAAGATATTCAGCAAAAATTCTTTCATTAAATTTTGCACTCTTCTCATTAAAGAACATAATTACTGCATCATAATTTTCACCATTATGATTAGCCCAAACATACATGTCCCACGCTAAGATATGCTTATTGCCAAAAGAATTAATTATTGTTTCTTTATTATGATTTAAAAAATAATGACCTTGGTTCTCGTTTTCAAATTCAAAAAGACTATCAATGTCTTCAATAACTTTTTTAAATTCTTCAGGATCTAAGATTCTCTTTATCATTTTTTGATAATCAATGGTAGAAGAATTCTAGCTTCTTTTGCTGGAATATCTTCAAAGTTTTTCCAGTCTTTGATTCCTTCGTAGCGATACTTTTCTGATGCCCACAACTCTCTTAGAAGCTCTTTAAATCCATCGAAGTCAGCAATACCGCATTTCTCACGCGCAGTCTTTTCAAGGATACCTGTGGGAGTTACTGGGATGATATTGGTATCATATCCAGAAGACTCTACTGATGCGCTAAATGAATTTTTTGATTTATCAATTTCATCTGCTCCAACGATATGAATGTTTAGGAAATTACGAACACAACGAACAAATGCTCTATTGCAAGCAATAGTCTCGAGGAATTTTGCACAGAAATCATCTGTATTAGCGAGTGTGGCATTAGCTACATCTTCGTAAACTACAGTAGCATAGTCGTAGCCATTAACATGTTCATAATTACTAATCCAAGCAATCTTACACTTTGCTACAACATAATTTTCATTAACATGTTTAACATCATATACAACAGAATGAAACCCACGCAGTTTGGCAAGCTCTTTAATACCGCCAAGCATAATAAGAAGTTGATTATCCTTTAATCCTTCGATAGAAGATGGCATTTCTTTCTTGCGAATATCAAACCATCCCTTATTTGGATAAAGGAATTCATCCTTAATCATTTTACGCCAATTGATTGATCCATCATCATTAAAATGATAGTCTACGTTTTCAACTAAGCCCCATTCATTTCTCTTATAAAGTTGATGAAATGGTGGTGTTGAAGTTTTTGGCGTTTCGCTATTTTCTTGAATTTCTTCTGGTTGTTTTTTAGTTCTGCTCATAAATGTAAAAATGATCTTGTTCTTCCCAATACTCAGGAGTATCCAATACATTCATACCAATGTCAACACTTTTTTGTTTAGCTTTCCAATGAGCAACACTAGGATACTCAATACCGTTTTCAAAAACTCTTTTACCAGAAAGAAACATATTTGTTAGTAAAACGTTTTCTGGCTTTGAGTCTTTTTTGTCATAAAGATTCACAGAATGTTCGAAATATTTATTTTTTAAATATGCCAAATCTTCTGATTTTTTTGTAATAAGTTGCAACTCAATTCCCCAAATTTTTAAAATTTCAAAATATCTTTCGGGTATTTCTCCAGAATCTTTATCAATGAATAAAGAAATCTTTTTGATGTTATGTCGGATACTTTCGAGACCAGCGGGTTGAATTAGCCTATCTGTAATAATAGATACTTGATAGTTATGACAATACTGCAAAAATGCTGATTCATTATATCCTTGATCTAATCTTAAAAACAATAATTCATTTTTATTAATACTAATTGGCGCAAAGGATGTTGGAATAACTTCTGTTATAGAGAAATTAAATAGCTCACCAACTTTAATGGTCTTAAAACTTAATCTTTTGTTAATTTTTAATAAATCAATAATGGATTGAGCAATTTTTTCAGGCTTAATTTTATTAATTTCTGATTTAGGATCTTGTAAATTTAAACAAGGTTTAATATCCCAAGGAGCAGCAAGATCTTTCTTTTTGTCACTTTTAGACCAATAGCCATTACTGATATTGGGGTAGGTGTTTCCAAATAAATTAACTAATGGAATGTTTTTGCTACTAATGTAATGAGAATATACATTGTCCACGCCAACATGAAGCGATGATTTGGATAAGATAGATGCATATTGCTTAAAGGATAATCCTCCTAAAATTTTATTAGCTCCTTCAATAGCATTATTTTGACAATCAATTTGAATAACTTTAATTTTTTGTTCGTGTAAAATTGGAGCAAGTAAATTAAAGACTAATGAATAGTATTTATAACTTTTAGATTGAATCTTGTCCTCACAATAAATAGTAATATATCTATCTTCTGGAATGGGGAAATAATGTTCCGCAATAATTGGTTTAGAAATTAAAACTCCTAAATTTTTAGCATACTCTTCTAAGATGTGTGACATATTATTCTGATAGTGAAAATTGATGTTTATTTACTCCATTATGCAAATAACAAATATTTTTCTGGGTCGTAGTATGTGGATAAAAAGCCATTTCAAAATAACCTTTATGATCTCCACCGCCTTCTAATGCCATAGTATTTTCTAATGATTCTGAATATTCCAAGCATTTATGAATATAAGGGTTATCTTCAATGTAATCAAAATATTCTTTGCGGGTAAATATATAGATATTATAACTAGGATATTGCTTTTTTAAATTCTTCATCAAAGAATTAATTAATAAAACATCTGTATCGGATTGAGGTATGACAACAGCAATTCTTTTGCCTTCGTCTTTTTCATTAAATAAAGAACCAAAATCAACTTTAATATTTTTAGCATTTAATTTTTTGGATATGTTTCTAAAATGTTCGATGATTTGCTCTGGAGTCATTTCTTTATTGTTTATTTTACTAATCCAATATTTAAATGCTGTAGAGTTTTCGTCAATATTTTCATTGGCGAAATTTTTATGTAAATCAATAATAAATTCCGAAGGATTCATTTGCCCCTTTGGGGTATATGCTTCGTTGAAAGTTACTTTATCATCATCATAATCGTAATTAACTTGCGGCATATTATCAATAAGATCTTCAAGTTGTCTACCGATGACTTCTATGGAGAAATTATCAATTGCCCATTGACGAGATTTTTGTTCTAAATATTTTTTTCGAACTTTATCCATATGGTAGACATCAGAAATTTTACATGCAATATCAACAGAATCTGTAGATGCTTTAATAAATTGAGTTCCTGGCTCTCTATATTCACTCCACTCCAAAGGTATTCCACCACTTTCAATAGAGCAATTATCTTCTCCACAAGAATAATCTGTGACCAAAGTAATAAGTTCGGTTAATTTGGCTTCTTGAATAGGGATCTCTTGTCCACCGCTGGTAAATGGATGACAATATACATCCATTAAATTATAGATTTCATTCAATTGTTTTTCTGAAACACCTTGGGTAACATTTGTAGTATTGACTGTTTTTTCAGATCCACAGTGTTTGCAATTTTGTTCTTGTCCAGTGAATGGTCTCACTTCATACGAATTACATTTTGAACAAAAATAAGTAGTCAACACATCAGAAAAGTCTATTTCTTTTTCGCGTAAAAAATCTGGTATATTCCATCCTTCAGCCCAGTGAGTATGCAAAAGAAGTTTCGCTTTTGATTCAGGATGTGTATTTTTAAATTGTTTAAATCCTTCTAGAAGATTTGGGACAGATTTCCTCAATTGATTTCTAAATACGAAACCAATGACGAATGAATCTTGATCAATATTGTTTTTTTGTCTTAATTTCAATCTATCTTCATCAGAAAAACGAAAGAAATTTTTAGTATCCAATGATCCTCTTAAAGTTTTGATATGGTTATAACCAAGTTTTACAAAAGCTTTTTCTGCAAATGAGGCCCAAACAAAATAGTTTTTAATCTTTGGGGCAAAATCAATTGCTTGCTGAAGAATTGGCAAACTATCTAGCGTAGTCCATACCATACAATTAACTTTATTCCACCATGCTTTTTTATCGAACTCGTTAAATGCCCAGATGTCTTCGATACCGATATATACATCTGGCTTAACTTTCTTAATGATATCGTCAATGACAATACTGCCATATCCCGCTGCTCTCTGTTGCTCTTGATTAAGTGAGTGGAAAACTTGTGGAGACGGCAAAGTGCCATAGCATTCCCAAGGAACTGTTTTTGTAATTGGGTCTTGGAATCCAATTCCATTCGCAGCTTCTACAATATTATATTTTCCCGTAGAAAACAAATAACGTAAAATATTCTTTTTGTTTTTTCCAAAACCAGTAAAGGCTTTGCAGAAATTAGAATGAATTAATACCGTTTTTTTATTTGTCATTTGCTGATTGTCTTGCATAGTAAATTTCATTTAAGGCAAATTTAAAAAATTGGCAAAGCGCATATGCTTCTGACATCTCTACTCCCATGCCAAATTTGTTAGCAGAGTTTCTAATGATAGAAAATGAAAAAGCCTTTTGACCATTTTTCTTTGTATAAGGCTTAAAAGAGATTGCCGTTTTGTTTTCTTCGTATGTATGGAAGGCTGAAAATTCTGTATACTGCTCAATAGCATAAATGAATCCGCCTAATTCATTCTCATTTAATTTAAGAGAAATAGACTTCTCTGGATTTTTAGAATTCTCAGAAAAGGAACCATTCTTGGTTTTTTCATCCCAAGAGAATTGTTGAATAGCTGTAATAAAAATAGATGGCTCTTTATTTTTAGTCCCAGTTCCCAACTGGAATCCAAAGGCGGCTCCAGTATTACTGGAATTAGGCTTGTATAATTTCATGAAATATTATATCAAAACAAATAAAAAAATCAACTAGGCTTTTGAATTTAAAATTGGCTCAGTAAGTGTTTTTAAAATGAAATCTTTATTGTTTTGAAAATGAGAGATACTCATATATTTATCGTATGACTGGGAAAATTTATCAGATATTTCAACAATTTTATCAACTCTATGGGAACTATACAAATAAACTTCTTTGAGATAATTCATCATTAAATGAATAGCTTTTCTAATTAATACAATTTCATAAGATTTTTTATAAAGCTTGATAGTGTCTCTATTGAATTCAATTTGCATATTGAAACAAAATCTTTCCAATAGATTTAATTCCATATTTTCTGGAATACCAAGCTCTATTATGATTTCATTTAAATCGAGAAAGCAATGCGAGCTATAGCAATTTTCGAAATTAATAAATTTAAATAAACCATTTTTAGATATAATATTTTTCATATTAAGATCTCCATGACATATGAATTTTTTTTCAGAAAACACATTGTCATATGAAAGCATTAATTGGTTTTGCATATCCATCATAATTTGTTTAATAAGATTAAAATCAGTATAGTTTTTAATTCCCTCTAAAGCATCTTCAGTTAAAGTGTTTTCTAAATCAGCCATATTGAAACAGTCTGATAAATGATCTTTATAAGAAATAGTTGATACTTTTGAATCTTGCATTAAAGAATAGGTATAACAAAAACTATCAAAATTATCTAAAAAATAAGATCTTCCCAATTCATTTAATGATTCAGCATTTTCATATGAAGTTATCATGTATCTTAATGGATCTCCAATTTTTACAACTCCATCTTTAATGTACTGCGGCCTAATCAAAGGATTGATATTTGCTAAAACTTTGCATTCATTAATTATTTTTTTACAATTTTCGTCTAAAGATATTTTAATACAATAACTTAAATTTTTATAAACATATTTAAATACATCATAATCTTCGGTAGTTGATATAAACTCTATATTCTCAGCAAAAACTGGTTCATCCAACGATCTTAATAATGTTTGAACTAATTCTATTTCGCTATCGTCTTCTGCCATATGCATTGGGATAACGTAAGCTTTATTTTGAAATAAATTGGAAAGTAACATTAATAAATGATATAAAAAAAGACCCTATTTTTCAATAGGGTCTTTTCATGATTATAAGCTATCTATAATTAGTAAGCCTCGCCAAGGGTTTGGCCAGCGATATGGACACCGATGATACTTGACTTAGCCAACTTACGATTCACACGCGAATTGCGATCATAGATCATAACATATGCTGGGGTTTCGCTTTGAAACTGAGCATTAATAGCTGGGCGATTAGTGGTATAAAGACCAAAAAAACGTCCCTTACTTGTGCGAATTGCTTCAATCAACTTACTTTGCTTGTTTGTGTTTCTCATATATTAATAGATTAGCCGATATTGATGGCATTGTCAACAATTTTTATAGAAATCTGTGATTTTTTTGGATTTTGGATGATAAATTTGGAGATTGGGATCTGCAATTTATTGCGAATAATATCCTTGATGCTTCGGGCGTGAAGTTTTTCCGTTTTTAATGAATTTAAAATAAACTCTGCAATTGCTTTATTAAAAGCAATTTTAATATTTTGCTGTTTAAGTTTGTTTTGGATATTGGAGATTTCGAAATTGATGATTGATTCAAATTCTTTGTCGCCAAGCTCATTGAAAACTAAAATATTATTGAGTCTTGCAACGAATTCTGGCTTTAGATATTTTTTAACAGAATCTTTGTAGATTTCTTGAGCGGGAGGAGAGTCATTGATGAATCCCATCGACACCGCCTGTTTCTTATCATGTCCAACATTGCTAGTCAATATGACAATAGATTTGGTGAAAGAAATTTTGTTGTTTAAATTATCATTGACGTATCCTTCGTCCAATAAATGAAGCAATAAATTAAGGATCTCAGGATCACATTTCTCCACCTCGTCGAAGAGAACTACGCAGTTGGGATTGTTCCTCACAAATTCAGTTAGAAGCCCTCCTTGGTCAAATCCTACATAGCCAGCATTAGCCCCAATCAATTTACTAATACCAGTTTTCTCTTGATACTCGCTCATATTGATTTGAATAAATGCTTTTTCATTTCCATAGAAATGTTTGGCGATTTTTTTAGCAGTATGAGTTTTACCAACGCTAGTTGGTCCCACGAAGAATAAACTAGCTAGAGGTTTGTTTTCATCATTTAGCCCAACTTTGGCGCAAGATAGAATATCTGTAATTTCTTCAATATTTTTTGATTGCCCAAAAACTTCTTTTTCTAAATTGTTTTGGAAGGATGAGAATTCATTATTATTCACTGCGATTGAACTTTCAGATAAACCTGTTTTTTCCGAAATAACTTTAATGACATCAGATAGTTTAATTTTAAATCTTTTGTTCTGCATTATTTCATTGAACTTTCTGACTGAGAATACATACTGCATCAAAAGGTCTTGACAATATTGTTGCTCATCTAAATCATCTTCGACATTGGGATCACTCAATCTTTCAACTAAATACTTTTGTAGATTTTTGACATCTTCGGGAAGTTGAAGATTTTTAATCTTAACTTTAGAGCCAACAAGATCCATGATGTCAAAGGCTTTATCTGGAAAGTTTTTATGAGGGATATATTTATCACACAAATTGATAATCGTATCAATAACTTGCGGCGTGTAGCTGACATGATGGAACTCTTCATAATCTGCTACGCAATTTTTAATAATTTCTGCTGTTTGATCTTTTGAGGGGGCTTCAATTTTTACAGCATCAAACCTCCTCTTCATTGCTCCATCTTTTTCAAAATACTTTTTGTATTCAGCATTAGTGGTCGCTCCAATGCATTTAAAGTTTCCTCTAGCTAAGGCTGGTTTTAAAATATTTGCGGCATCCAATGATCCCTCAGAACTACCTGCACCCACAATGTTATGGATCTCATCAAAGAATAAAATAATATTATCTTGAGCTGATGCAGCTTCAATCAATTGCTTGAATCTTTCTTCAAACTCGCCTCTGTAACGAGTTCCAGCAATCATAGACGCAAGATCGACGCTATAGATATGAAGATCAAGAAGATTAGAAGGCACTTCTTGTGAGATAACTCTCTGAGTCAATCCTTCGACAATAGCTGTTTTACCAACTCCACCTTCACCAATAAGAATTGCGTTGCTCTTGATCTTTTTAGATAAGATTTCGACGACCTCATCAATTTCTTTGTCTCGACCTGAAATGAAATTGAATTTTCCCTCAATTGCTTCTTTATTTAAGAATGAGCAATAAAGCTCTAATGATTTGTTTTTTTTCTTTTCATTTAACTTCGCATGAATAACTTTTTCTTCTGAAGGTTTTTCGGTAGATTCTACTGGGGCATTTGAAAACGACTCAATATGATTCTTAACGACCTGCTTCAAATTATCAACATCAATTTTTTTAGAGGTTAAAAATTTACATAGCTTTTCAGAATTTTCTAGAATGGAGTAAAAGAGATGTTCAATTCCGATATAATCATGTTCGTGGATTTCAGATAGCTTTTGGGCATATGAAATAATTTGATTAGTTTCTTCGTGCCATGATTCGGTGGCAAAATCATTAATAAAATCTTTAGGATATTTTTTGAAATAGTTGACTAATAAATCTTTATAATCAATTGAAGTGATATCGACATCACTCATTTCCAGCATCATTGTAAGATCCTCTGACAGATTCTTTAAACAGCCATAACAGAGATGGGTATTATTGATTGTAGAGTGTGAGTTTTCAATAGCAAATTCTTTAGCATGTTTATAAGCTTTCTTTGCTCTTGGCGTTAAATTGAAATTATTAATACCCATCATATTTTTTACACTTATTTAAGTTGTGAGAGTTTCATGTAGATTTTTTGTTCTAGAATATTGATTTTATCAATAAAGATAATGTCATCACCCTTTGTGCCAGAGATGATAACCATATCGCCTTTGACAGGAAGCTTTTTACCAGAGTTTATGTACTCAGTCAATCTTTCTTTATTCGCACTATCCATAAATAGCCCTGAGACGCTTCCAAGTTCGTCCTGCAAGTCAAGTCTAGCATATTTGTTTCCGCTTGCGCTGGTGCGTTTTGTGATATCAGAAACAGTACCTACGAACTTAATTTGACCTCTAGGTTCGCCCTGTCTGATTTCTAGAGAAGAAATTAATCCGCTACCTTCTTGATCTTTAAAGATCTGACGAATATTATAAGAATAACTATAGCCCAAAAGTTCTGTTTCAAAAAACCAGTTAGCAAATTTAACATGCTTCTTATTCATTTCATAAATATTCTTGTATGGATCGTACTTCTTCTTAAAAGTTTCAAATCTTTTAGCAGTGAATAGTGGCTTGTTATCATCCGCTGGCAAAGCATTGACATGGTAGTCATGAATGCATTTTAAAATATCAAAATTATATTTTGGGCCAAGCTCAATAATATTTCTCTTTTCGCGGTCACTGAGAACATTAAATGTCTGAGCCTCTAATACTAGTCTACAACGATCTTTGATCGCAAATGAATCCAAAAGACCTGCTTGAATCAATCCAGAAAAACAACCAATGTTAAGACCCGCTTGTTTGGCAGATGAAAATGCCTCGTATTTGTTTGCAAATGATTCTTCTCTAAACTCCAATAAACATTCTAAGGATTTATCTGACACGCCTTT